ATACACCAACGCACAAGAGCGTAACCAAGACATCAAGAAGATTCAAAAGACTGTATCTAGGCAGAAGAGTAGGTTACTAAAACGATACTACATAGCGTTGCGTCAAGGCGATAACACAAGTGATATATTAAACGAAATAATAGCGCACAACCGTAGACATAGTGATAAAGGTAAAGAAGCAATCATAACAACCGATACGATAGAGCGGTCAATGAAACAGCACGCTAGAACTTCTTTGACCATGCACAACGGAGTTACACTTACGCCTACCATGCGTTTGTACGCACAAGACATGCAAGAAGAACTAGAGTATCAGCCTTGGTACATGAATAATTAGAGAACCACCCCCTAGCCGCAGGGGAGAGACTGACTAGGAGGTGGGTGGTCGTGGAGAACCAAGCGAACTTTATCATAGCATTCTCCACATACGCACTCCTAATTTACCGTCCTCCACCCGAACTAAGATGCGAGACTCCCACTGTTTAGAATCGCAGATACGTTTAAGTTCTTCGACAGCTCCTTTGGTATTGATACAGGGTACGAATATAGAAGCACCCACTACCATCTCATCCCAACTGATAACCACCCGCACGCCATCAGGGTTTAAGTCGTCGTTCTTGACAACCCCTCTGCTTACAGTTCCTTTAGTCACTCACATACTCATCTTCTTTGTCTTCCACGTCAAACTGCACCATGAGCACACTCTGCTGCGTTAATCTCATATGAGTGCCTTTACTGAGTCGTTTCTGCACGCGCTTTGCGCCCATCTTGTTTTTCATATCTTCTACAAAAGAAGCATAGTTTATCTGCTGCTTTATGCACCAAGCCTTCAAAGACTTAGGCACTAGGTATAGCCGCTTAACGTCTGTTTCGTATCGTGCCACTAGCCCTACGCGAGGTGTAGCGTCTGGCACAACCAGCTCATCTAATCCAGTGTCCGCCTTACCACGTCTGTCTTCCGTGCTACGTATCCACAGTATGTTGTTCCAGTTCTCATGCACGTAGTCGTTTAGTGTCTGCTCCACGGAGTCCTGCATGTCGTGGACAGTGTTCTTGTTCACTTTCAACAGACGTATTATCCAGTTATGGACGCGCTCTGTGTCGTACTGTAGTAATCCTATGCGCTTACATATCGCCAGCGCAGTCATGGTGCACGCTGCACCTGCTGACCAAAAGCGGTTTTCTGATGTTAGTTCAGCCTCTCGGTCTATACGCTGTTGTACTGTCTCTAGTTCTTTCGTAACTTCTTCGAGGTTACTCATAACGTACTGAACAAACAGCACCCCTGCGTGTCCGTAGTTGCTGTGCACTTCTCGCGTCCACTTGTCGGTTTGCAGCTTACTAGCGGAGTCCTTAAACAGTCGATCTACTTTGAACTCAAGTATCCGCTGTGCCTCTGCTTTCGGCGCATCTTTAATCAACATTATCCGCTCAATAACACTGACGTTGCCTGTGGTTATAGACGTAAAGCTCCACGGAATACCGTTCAACTTCTCTCTGGAGTTACTGTCTAACCTGCGCCGCTGTCTCCCGCTAACGTACTGATACGCTAGGTCACTAAGTTCGTGACTACTGAGGTTTGTTATCTCATCCAAAAACAACGGGATGCTGTGGTATATCTCCCCTCTGTTCATCTTGCTTTTGTATGTGTCTTCCTTACCTAGCAGTAGTTCTTTCGGATCTCCCCATACTGTAAGAGCCGCTTCTAGTGCGGTGGTCTTACCAAGCCCTGAATCCTTGCTATGTATGTGTAACGAAGAACAAGCTACAGGGGTAAGCTCCATTAGCGCAGAACCAAAAGAAGCCCCCATCACATACTGATAAGGTTCCTGCCCTTCTACATTTAAGAAGTTAGCCATCTCCTTCCATTCGTCGAGAGAACCTTTGGGGTCAAATGCTGGAAATAAAGGAACGGTGGCGGAAGAAGGAGGGTTAAAGTCTATACGATCTCTATAAACTTTTTGGTTGCCCAGTATGAATGTATCCATGTCCTTACCAGCCCAACCAAACTGCCGGTGTGCTTCGTCAGCCGTTTCTCTAGCTTGTAGTTCGTTAACCCAAGTGGTTGTGTATTGCATAATTTCATCCATTCTAGTTAAGGTTACACCGCGCATAGACATACTCTTTCGGAACTCTTCGCGGGACGTAACAGAGGTAAGAGGTATAGTAAACTCACTAACCCCGTCTTTGGGTAGATGCAGCCGCATGAATACGGCTTCGCCTATTTCTGCATCGCGTATTCTTTTAACTACATACAGATCGTTGTGGTAGATACTGCGCTCTTCTACTTCACCATCAACACTAACTGACCGCATATAGATGCCGCCACTGGCACCCCTAAAATATGGCTTCGGGTACGGTGGTATGGTGTACGTCTGCACATCCGCATTTGCCAGTGTAGCTGATGGTGCCTCTACTATGTTGTCTTCGGCGGTGGCTTCCAGAATCGTGTTGCCGAGAGTGATTGGTGATTTGATCTTATTCCAGTGCTTGCAGTTCTTGCATATCTTGGGGTTAAACTCATCGAACTTGGTGCACAGGTACGGCCCCTTTATCAGGTCTACCTTCTCGACCGTGCCGTGTGTTGAATACTCTGGGTGCCTTGCTGATAGCTTATGTATGGCCTTGTCACCATCGGAGCAGAACTTAGCTATGGACAGTCCCGCTCTCCACATAGGCTCAGAGCAGTTCTCTTGATCCGTGTAGATTATCCGCAGTTGTTCGCATCCGTGCCCGTCGTCTATCTTCTCTAGTATTCGCCTAAAAGATGTTTCCGTATTGCCTATTAGCGACTCCATCAAAGCACTGGGAGCAGATGGGGCAAACTTCTTAGGAGGTAGAATTAAATCACCACCTAGTAATTCGCTGAACTTATCAAAGTCAACTTCTGCGGGAGCTACTTGTAGTAGCGGATCCACACGCGATGGTGGTGAAGTTTTGTGGTTGTGGGTGCCTATTGGACGTAGAACTCTAGCAGCATCGGCTGTCACTGCTGGGTCTGCTGCGAACTCATATTCTGCACACAAGCGTTTGAGCTTGCCTGCTACAGGGATCCAATCGTCTTTGGCAACTGGCTCTGTAAGGAACCAATAAACGTGTACGCCCCGACCAGAATCAAGGATGAAAGGTTTGGGTAGCTTTGTCGCTTTGCAAAACTCTTTCAGTTCGTTAAGCGCGTCTGCCTGTGTTGGGAAGTCTTTGCTGGGGCCACAGTCAAGATCTAAAAAGAACGAGCTAAGTGTTTTGACGTTAGTTACCTTTCGGCTATCACTTTCGCCTAGCACAGCAAGCGCAAAATAAACATCGTATCCATCAGCATCAAACGTATGTGTGGCTTGTTCTAGCTCGTCTATAGAGTCGTAGAATTTTTGATCTTTTGCATGGTCTGACTTTCGTGCAGCAAATAGGCAGTACCTGCCGTCACCACGTAGCGCCTTCTGCAAGAATGTTTTTGTATCCATAATGCTTACTCAAAACCGAGAGACACCGTGGCAGGGGCATCGGCACGCCCTTTTCGTAGATACTAGCCACGGTTTTTTGTTAGCGGTTAGTCGTCCCAGTCGTCAAGGACTGAGGCTATCGCTTCCTTCTCGGCTTTGGCAGGCTTGGACTTCTTTACAGCCTTTTTGGGTTCCTCCACAACCTCTAGCTCTTCGGGTTCTTCGTCAGCAAAGGGATCGCTGGGAGCAGTATTAACTGCGGGTGCTTCAAATGCATCGTTTGATACCGCTGTAAACGCACTACCGCCAGCATCTTCCATAGTGAAACCGTCTTCGACTACATCGAACGCTGCACGTACAGGCTCTGGCTTATACTGCAACACCTGTACTTGGCGAACTCGTAACTTAACACCAGAGTTTCCGTCCTTAGACCAAGGGTGCATACTCACCTGCACGTTAATAGTGCTGCCTGTAGTTAGTCTAAAGTCTTTAGGTAACTCGTTGTTCTTTGAATCGAACTGTTTGGGTGGTCTAGTTTCTTCGCCATTATAAGCCGCTTCCAACGATGCTTTGTGCATCCACGTTTTGTTTTCTTGCTTCTTGAACGGGATCTCTATACTGGCAGGCCAGCCATCCTGTTTCTTCTCCTCATAAGCCACTTCCATAGCTGCCATGAGCTGCTTGGCTTCGCCACCAGACATGATCCACTGTAGATCGTATGCTGCCCCGTTTTCTTTGTACGAGCAGGGCATAGTTCTATTTTGCGCGTCACTCCACTTATAGGGCTGATCCAAGTGTGGGTAGTGCGCGGTTACATTTTTAATAATGTGCATCGTTAGTTCTCCTAATTATTTTTTGCTGCGTCAAACACAAACCCATCTACTTGCTCGAACGACGATGTAGATTCCTCTAAAGGTTTATACATAGTTAACGCTCTTGCGGTATCCGGGTGCTGGGCCATCTGTACAGCCGTTTCTAGTTCTTCGGGTTTCAACACCCGCACAGGGCGAAACCGAAGTTTTGGTATATAACCGTCGTCCTCAAAACGAATTCGTGTGACTACAGTTATGACTGAGGTGTCATGCTTATGCAGATGTTTTGCATAATCTTGCATCGACAACCATCCCCTTTCTGCGCTACCAAACAAAGCGTTTGCTGGTAGCTGCAACTGGTAAACCTCCTGCGAGTTGTCTTCAAGAACCACAGCTAATCGCTGCGAATACTTACAAGCACGGGAGCTACCACTACCTGACCCCTTGATGTTCTGCGGACAATCCATACAGCGAGTAGCTTGTTTAGTGTCAGCGGGTACTTCTGGGTCTGGGTATTCCGTATCAGGTGACCAGCATATCGGAGCCGACGTGCTTTGAGCATTATAAGCATCGCCGTAGAACATACGACTACGCTTGGCTGCGTCCACTATGGTCACATCTAACGTCTCAGAATCAATCAAAGTTTCTTTACCGTGAACCACGGTACGGAACTGTCCGTTTCTGATACTTATGCGTCTGAAAACACCGTCAGACATCACATATCTTCATCAAGATCAGCGACAACATCGCCCACGGCAGAGTCTATCCCAGATATATCTTGAGTTTCTGTTGCAGAAATACCCGAAGCTGTTGCAGAATTTAATCTAGCTACAGATTTTTCCACTTCAGACAGTTTGAATCGGTAGGTCTTACCTATCTTTATGTAACACCCGTCTCTGGGTATTTGCCCGTTGCGAATCCACGCACGGATAGTAGACAGAGACACTTTGTAGTGGTCTGCAACTTTCTCTATTTCAACATACGGCTCGGTCACTTCTTCTTCCTTACTTGAATGGTGTACTCAGTCACTGTGTTTAAGCCCTTCGGCAGTTTGTCTGGGTTCTCTTCCAGATACTGCTTCATAGCCCCCTGTGCTACCCGCTTCTCAAGAAGCTCCGGCACTTGCTCTTCCACAATAAACTCATGGAAACTTTTCCAATCGTCTGTGAAGTATTTAGTTTTGGTCATTCGTATGAATTGACCTTCTGCACTACTGAAGTTCGTAGCGCCCTTGTTTTCAGGCCGCTTGAAATACTCCAGCATCTCTTCCTTTATGATGTTCAGTTGGGCTTCCAACTTAGCATCCTCTTCTTCCCATGCAGCCCTAACTTCGCTACGTGCGTCACGTATTTTTATGAACGTGCGTATAAGTCTAGGGTAAAGACCTTCAATATCTTCTGCCATTTTGGTTCTCCACATACCAAGAAAGGCAGTATAGTTACAAGCAATGCGTTAATCAAGGATTTCGTTGTATAAATCTATCATTTTTGTGTGTACGTCAATTCTACTATCTAGTAACGCATATACCCGCTTCTCTACAAACGAACCTTGTAGCTGTACCACAGTGCATTTGTGATCCTGCCCTTGCCTGTGAACCCGTGCGTTAGCCTGTGCGTAGGTTTCCAAAGAACTGGTTGGCCCCCACCACACCACGGTATTCGCAGCGGTCAACGTCACACCGTGCGCTGCTGCCTGCGGCTGTATAACCAGAACCTGCGGCGTGTTCGTATTCTGAAACTTCTTAAATATCTCGGTGCGCTTTGCTCCGGACACATCACCACGAATTATGTCGGTAGGTATACCGTCCGCTTTCAGCTTGTCCGAGAGAACATCTATGACGTGCTTGAAAGGCACAAACACAAGCACCTTCTTGCTGGATTCGTCTATGACTTCACGCAGTACTTTGTATCGGTGCTTGATGTCGAACTCCAAAGACTCGCCATCATCTGTATAGACAGCACCGGCTGAGATCTGAAGCAGTTTGTTCATGCCCACGGCTGCGTTCACGGCAGTTATCTGCTCCCCCGCTGCCTGCATAGTCATCTTATTTTTAAGTTCTTTGTAGTATTTGTTCTGCTGCCGTGTCAGTTCTACCTCGCGTTTGACATACACCATGTCTGGTAGATCTAAACACTCATCTTTTGTGAACCGTATGGCTGGCTGCAAAGCATTGAACACCGTATCTGTGGCTGTCTCCTTGGGCACCCACTTAAAGTTAGTCACCTTGACCATGACTAGATCACGGAACGAACCAAAGAACCGTGGTACAGAGGACGGGTTTACTAGCTTTGCCAACCCGTAGGCATCCAGTGGACTCTGCGCTGCTGGTGTGCCGGTCATCAGCCACAACCAAGTATTAGGTTTAAGCAGCCTATTGAGGGCTTTCCATCTGTTAGTCTGCGGGTTCTTATAGTGTGTGGCTTCGTCCACAATAATAAGATCGAAGCCCCCTGCTGCTATAGCATCAGACACTATCTCTACACCGTCGTAGTTTATAATTACGAACTCTGCACCAGCTTCGATTATCTGTCGGCGTTTCTTAGAAGATCCGTATGCTATGTCCATCGTGCGATGCATGGCGAAGGTAAACAGATCGTCTCCCCAAGCCGACTGCATGATAGATAACGGACATATCACTAGAGCGCGACGGATGTACCCCTTGCTCATTAGGTAGTCAGCGGCCCATATTGCACTGGCTGTCTTACCCGTTCCTTGTTCGTTGAAGCAGAACGCACGCTGATTCAAAGTGAAGAACTCAGAAGTTGTCTTCTGATGCTTCATCGGTGAGTACTTACCTGTCCAATCGTATCGTGTGCTTATCGGTGAAGGTACGTTTATACCTAAGTTCTTTAGTACACGGGCTTCTTCGACGCCCCAGTTAACAACGACTCTGTTGTCTGAAAGTTCTTTACTCTTCGGTATTATATTCGTGACTTTTTGAGGGTCACGTAGTCTGAGCAACAACGCTTTGTTGTCTATTACTTGCATCTTTTCTCCACAAAAAAAGGCTCAGTCTTCGGGCACACGGACTGAGCAACGTGCAGGAGAGAGTGTTCATCTCTCGGCCCTAGCTGAATACGTAGATAAGGTACGCTACGAGGTATATGGACGCTGCGATACCCACGCCCATGAGTACACCCCTAAGCTCTTCTCTCACCTACGTCTTGGTCTTTGTCCATTACGACTGCGGTTAGCACTCCTGCTTTCTACACGCACGCCGTCTTTGTTGCTGCCACCCTTACTTAACATCTTCTTGTGGCTAACATCTTTACCTTCACGCTTGTCAGCTTTGCCATTTTTGTTGGCATCGCGTCCAGCTTTATCCATAGCACGTCGCGCACGCTGTCTCTCCATTCGTGCTTCATGCGCCTTACTGCCGACAGGCGGGTTCTTTTGTTTCTTACGGTCTTTAGGATTTTTATACGGCATTAGTTTCTCCCGTTATGTGAGCATTCAACCACTGGGCACCACCCTTTACATAGCCCACTAGGCTTGGCATTCCAAACATCGTTCTCGAAGGCCAACTCCATATCTCTATGATGATCTATCCACTTGGCCCAAAGGCTCTCTTCGTCGTCTACAGTGTATCGGTCTTTAACTAAGTCCTCACTGACAACGAAAAGCAACCCTGCTCGCACTGTCTTAACTTCTGGGTAGTGTGCGAATACAGCTAAAGACATAAGCTCTAACTGCCCTTTGTCTGCGTACTTTGCTGACTTGCTAGTTTTGTAGTCTATGACCCAAGCCAGCTCATCTTCTTCGTTAATAATTAGTAGATCCGCAATACCGCGAAACCACACGTCTTTAGCGCCAAATCTACAAGGCTCCATATCTCTTGTAAGCCCCATACGCTTTTCACACACCTTTTCGCCTTTCTTGGCGTTAAGCACGTCCAGCATGTCTCTGGCGTACTCAAACCGAGGATCTAAGTCCTCGCCGTCACGTATGTATTTCTCTGCTGCTCTGTGAAACTGGTTACCGTAGATAGTCGCCGCGTTCTGTCTGAACGGATACTTCTTAATAACTTTTTCGTAGTAGAACTGTTTCGGGCACTGCTGAAATGCCTTAATCCTGCTGAACGACCACGGTGGTGTTTTCACTCACAGTCTCCGTATGTCTTAGCCACACCGCTTTCGCAGTCTAGCGGTAGTCCTTCTGCCCACTCAGGTAACCAGCGCATACACTCTTCGATATATTCACGGGCTTCACTAACTTCTTCATCCTTAACACAACACACGATGGAGTCATGTACGGTCATAACGACACGGTAACGCTTGGCTATCTTAACCATCTGTTCTGCGATAATGCACCGCGCTACTGCTTGGCATACGTTCTCCACCATCTTACCACCATAGATCCGTGTCCGGCCTCGGCGCGTCTTGTAGGTGTATTCCAAACCTTTCTCACCTTGCTCACATTGCAGATCTTCGTATCGCATGAGCAAACCCGATGGCAGACGCAACGCCCGTAACGGCCCCAGTGCCTCTGCTATAGGTACGGCACCAACTCTGACAGCTTGTCTGTTTGTAAGTTCTTTTATACATACAGAGGCATCGTTCCACAGCTTAGTTATCGCGTGGTTAGCCTTTCTGTAAATATCTATGATGCGCCGGGCCTCGGTGAGGTGCACATTTACGCCAAAATTCTTTAGCTGATCCATGAACCGCTGGGCACCCATACCGTACCCGCAGCCTAAGATAGTGGTCTTACCTACGAACCTCTGATCCTTCGTCACTTGCGACTCTTCCACGTCGTATATACGTGCTGCCATCTTGACGTATACGTCTTCGCCGTTAGTAAACGCATTGACCAGATCATTCTGCCCCGCCCACCATGCCAACACTCTCGCCTCTATCTGACTAGAATCGCAGTCGATAAGAGTGTGGCCTTTGGGAGCCATGATACTTTTCTTTAAGGTCTTAGCGTCAGGCCCACGGCTAGGTAGGTTCTGCATGTTTATCTTATCTGAGCCACCCCACCTACCTGTGTGCGCTGCGTAATATCTAACGGGTACAGGCAAGATTCCACGCTTGGATATGTCAATAAACCGCTGCGTTCTTGTTTCTTCCAGCGTGCTTTTGTTGCCAAGCCTCGCCGCTACTAACGCCTGCACATCCAGATTCCAGTGTTCAGCTAGTTCTTGAAAGGCTTCGTCTGTCTTAGCGAATGCATAAACTACTTTGCCTGTAGTTGGGCTTATCTTGGTGGGTGGTATGACATGCAGATCTATAAGTAGTTGAGCGAACTTATCGCCGCTCATCAGTTGTTTCTTGTCGGTTATACCAGCCTTTACCATCAGCTCGTCTTTCCGATCCTTTATGTCTTCAAGATGCTGCTCCAGCAGCCCCACATCCAGATCTAGCATGGGGTGTATGAACATACGCAGTGTGACGTCTATGACTTTTAGTTCGTGGCGTGGGAAGTTCTTCGACATAATACCGAACAACTTATAGGTAAGTTCTACGTCATTGATGCAGTAGTCACCGTACCTATCTAGCTCCTCCTCAGTGAAATCGGCTCGGCGCTTATGCATTGCGTCCAAGACTTCCGTGCCCTTTTCACCTATATCGTATCTTTCTGCAAGTGCCTTGAGGCTTCCACCAGCCTCCACCCCATGTACAGCACGGGCAATACACAGAGTATCAGCCCAGACGCGAGGACGAATATCAAAAAGCCAAGAGAGTATAGCGCCGTCGAATATAGTGTTGTGAGCCAGCACCATACTGTTGGCCCAGTTGAACCCATCGAAATACTCTTTAAGTTCTTCATGCGTTCCGGACGCCCACTCAGTTGCTCCATTGTTTACCTTTACAGCTACGCCTATCACTTCAAACCGAGGGTCACGTATGTATTCCTCAGTGGTTAACTTACTAAGAGAGAAATCCTTACTGTAGTAGGTCTCGAAGTCGAGTGTAATCAAATCCACTACACCCGCTCCCTTTCAGATATAGCTATAACAGCTTTACCTGTGGTTATGGGTATACGAACTATCGTGCCGCAGTCATCTACGGCTTGGTATCGTGCTTCCTCTTCGTTCTTCGCTTCCACTGCCACCTGCACTGAGATAGTCTCTTCAACAGTCACATAAAAAGTCTTCAATGGTTCATCACTCATTAGGCTTCCTCTCCGCAACGGTAGAGATAGCCACGTCTATTGTTATCGGTTTCTCTACCCATGTACTCCAAGCACCGCGATTGTTTTCTACCTCACTACGCGCATCGCTGGCGGTCTTAGCCTCCACCAGCACTTGACGCTCTACGGTCTCCGTGAAAGTTACTACAAACTTCTTCACCTCAACCCCCAAGACGTTTGATCTCGGCATCTATATAGAAGCGGATCTTCTTGGCATCGCGCAGCCGATCAGAGTGTGATGATTGTCCGTAACGGTATGCAGATCGAAATATCTCACCGATCTGAGCATTCATGTCTTTATAGGATATAAGGTCTTGTAGCTCTTCCGCACCCTTGGGCAATTCGTAGTAGCTGGCTGTGCTACCATCAGACACGGAAGGCTCGGTGCTAATGTCTTGTGTGATATTTGTTACCGCACTGACTGGGTTTGATGGGATGAAGTTCTTAGATCGAACTTTGGGTGGGGTGGGTTCGTCTTTTTTCTTGCAGAATTCTTGTTTGATAGTCCAAGCATTTCCATAAGTACACTTCGCCCACTCCGCAGCTTCCTTAGTTGTCGCTTCGGGGTTTTTCTTGAAATACCTACGCAGCTTCGCTGCCTTAGTTCCATTCGCCATTTTCGTTCTCCACTTTTATCAGGTCAGACACGTCACGCATGTTTGACTCGTTCACTACTAACGCTATACCCTTGCAGGCATATATTTCATCTAAGTTCTTTTGCTGTAACGCCGTTACTTTCCCCTTACCGGCTTTACATTCGATGCCAAAGAACCTCCCTTCGTAGCACCCAACTATGTCGGGCACGCCGCTTTTGCCATACCCGCCTGTAGCAGGCATGAAAAAATACGCTCCTATTTGCCGTAGCTCGTCTCGCACCACATTTTTAACCTTCTTTTCGGGTGTTAGAGCCATTTTGTTCTAGTTCTGCGAGTAGTTTTTGTACGGACGTACTAAGATCTTTGATCTGTCCTTGGTTGTAACCTACTGCCCCCATCATCGAACTCATATCTTTTGCCATATCGTCTATTGATGTTAACAGGCTATTGACTGATTTTAGGTTATCCAAAAGATCTTCAACTAAATCATCATCCAAATTCATTTCCACAGTTATCTTTGCCATACATTTTCCTTTGTGGGAGCTGGTCTCAATTCTTGTACGTCCGTACAAGAATCAAGAGTATGGTGGTTGGTGAGATTCGCCTTATGTAACCCCCGACCATATAGGGGGCGTGAGCCGACACTTCATCTCACCTAATCTTTATGCTGCGTGGTTTCGTCGCAGTGGAAACCGTGTGACGCCACCATTCGCCCCACGTTCAGTGCTCACCTACAAAAACTAATCGGGCACTACCCAAAAAACATCTTTAGTTTCTCGCGTACCTATGCCCTTGACTTGCGGATCCTTCATAGTCCAAGGTTTCTGTAATATAGGAAACCCCTCGTTACTCAGCCTTGGGCCTACAAGTTTCTTGTTAACCGGCGTCACTGTAAACAGAACTGCCAGCTTACGTCTAAACCAATCAGGCATATCATTTATCGAAGGATACGACTCTTCTATTTTACTGTCAACACATTCTGTGCCAATACATACCACATCGTAAGCACCCGTCTCAGGAGATACCATAACGCGGTATACACTGTCATTCTCTAAGAGCTTACGTCTATCGAACAAATCTTGCCACTTTTCTTTAGGCGTCACGACTCACCCCCCACTAGGAAGTAGCCGTAGCCTATGCG